AACGGGACAAGAAGTGTTAACTAAGGGTGGAGCACAAGAAGCAATTAAACAATATTTTGCATCATTATTAGTAAATTCATTAGGAGCAAATACAACACCACAAGGATTAATTTCAAGAGCAACCGGAAGTGTTATAAACCCAAATATGGAACTATTGTTCCAAGGTGTTAATTTGAGGACTTTTCCATTTGATTTTGATTTTGCTCCAAGAGATGAGAAAGAATCTAATGTAGTTAAAGAAATTATAAGAATCTTTAAGCAATCTATGGCACCAAGAACTGGTAGCAATACCGCAGGTGCCGGTTTATTCATTTCAGCACCAAATATTTTTCTTCTAAAATATAAGAGTGGAAATCAGGACCATCCTTATCTAAACAAATTCAAACCCTGTGCTCTGACTAGTATGGGTATGAATTATACGGGTTCAGGTTCATATGCGACTTATGCGGATAAGACTCCGGTTCATATGAAATTATCTCTTAGTTTCACCGAACTCAATCCGATTTATAATGAAGATTATAAACCTTCTGATATAGGAGTAGGCTACTAATATGTCATATTTTAGAGAACTTCCAGACCTGGAGTATCAATCACCTTTTGCCGATAGTAATTCCTCACAGAATTATGTGAGAGCAAAGAATCTATTTCGTCGTGTAAAACTTCGTGATGACTTACAGAATGTTTTTACTCTGTTTAATAAGTATCAAATTCCAGAGGGAGCAAGACCCGATACTGTTGCCGAAGCAGTTTATGGCAAGGCAGATTATGACTGGATTGTTATATTAACGGCAGGTATCGTACATATCAGAGATGAATGGCCTCTTTCTAATAGAGACATATACAGATATGCTGAAAATGTTTATGGGAATGACTTAAATGCAATACATCATTATGAAACTAAAGAAATAAAAGATTCTAATGGAAGACTCATACTTCCTAGTGGTAAAATTGTAGACCCAACATTTACTATTCCAGACCCCAATATTTCCATACAAACTTTAAATCCTGTTGTCGGTATTAGTAACTATGAATATGAAACTAGAAAGAATGAAGAAAAGAGGTCCATTTATCTACTAAAAACAGAATATCTACAACAATACTTAAATGATATGAGAAGGATTATGTATTATGATAGGTCTTCTCAATATATTGATAAAAAATTAATTCGCACCGAGAATACAAGAGTCACAATGCCATAAAAAAGAGGAGAGAAATCTCCTCTTTACTATATCAATCTGATGCCAATTTTGCGAAATATGATAAGGATTCATCATCTTCATCATCAACCGCAACAGAACGAGTCGGTTTCAGGTTGCTAAGTTCAGTACGCAAATCTTCAGTCAGAGAAGGAGCAGGACCACGATAGTCATCCTCATCCTCAACTTCAGAATCAATACGAGCAGACTTTCCACCTAAGGCAACTTCAAGACGCTTCTTCATTTCTTCATAGGACTTGAACTGGTCGGGAGAAACAAACTCGGAAAGAGAAAACTGCTTCTTCCAGATTGCTTCCATAGCATCATCATCATTCAGAAGAGCACCCTGAGCGGCAAATTCGCTGGAATCATAGTTTCTATAACCAGCAACACTCTTTGCCTTCAGTTTGAAATTGGCACCAGTCCAGAAATCAAACGGATCGATGGCAGTTTCATCTTCAAACTCAGGTTGCATCGCTTCCGTGAGTTTGTCAAAGATTTTCTTACCATACTTGAAGAGGAAGACTTTACCCTCATTATCAGGATTAGCAGGGTCCTTGACAACATAGATATTACTCATATAAGTCAGTTTACGCTTCTGCTTGCGGGCAACTTCCTTGTTGGAGTCTATACCAGAGTTCCACAATTGACCGTTGTGCTCACATACAGGGCACTTCTGGTTGAGAGTAGTGAGACACGAGTCAATCAACCATCCTCCGGGTCCCTGAAAGGCGTGAGAATAGACTTTGACGAATGGCAGGTCTTCACCATCAGGAGCAGGAAGGAAGCGAATAACGGCATAACCATTATTTGCTTTATCACATTCCAATTTCCACAGACGGTCATCAGAAGAATTACCAGAATTATTCATTTTTTCGACTTCTTTCACCAGTTTTTCGGTGAGAGAACCAAGTTTAGATTGTTTTTTTAAGTCCGAGAACGACATAAGATTTTTAGGATAGTTTGGATTTGTTGGATTACTTAGATATTATAGCAAAAAATCACTCATTAGTCAAGATACTTTTTGAGTGA